GCCAAAAACTTAGAACAAGATCATTTATCTTTTACAGGAATGGTTGGATCAAAACCTATCTTTGCTGCAGGAATGAAAATTATTTGGGGTCAAGTTGCTGAAGGTTGGGTGATTGCAACAAGCGAAATGTGGAAACATCCACTTGGTGTAGCTAAAGCAATTAAAAAAGATTTTGCAAGAGTTGCTAAAGAAAATAATATTACTAGAGTTCAATCTGCAATCAGAAAAGATTTTAAAGAAGGTTTAAGATTTGCAGAGTGGTTAGGCTTAGAAAAAGAAGGTTTGATGAGAAAATGGGGATTTGATGGCTCAGACCAATATATGTATGCGAGGTTATTCTAATGGGGTGGCAAGCAGCAGTAGTAGGTGCATTAGGTGTAGCACAATATCAACAACAAGGTGCGATTGGTAAATACAATCAAAGTGTCAATAATAGAAACGCATTAGTTCTTGAAGGTCAAGCAGATCAAATAGAAGCAAAAGCAGAGTTTGATATAGCTCAATTTGAAAAAAATTTTACAAAAATTGAAGGTCAAACAAAAGTAGCACTTGCTAAATCTGGTGTTGTTATGGATAGTGGTAGTGCTTATAATATACAATTATCAAATGCTTATGAAGCTGAATTACAAAAACAATTAATTGAATATAATTCTAAAGTTGCAGTAGCAAATAAAATGGAAGAAGCAAACTTTGCAAGAATTAAAGGTCAAATGGCTAGACAACAATCCAAACTTGCACAGATACAAACAGTTGCACAAACTGGATCAAATTTTTATTCTATGATGAACAAACCTAAAGGAACAACAGCATAATGCCAAAAATACCTACATTTACAGCAGAAGGTTCAGTTACTCAATTACAAGGAACTACTAGCAACATTCAAATGGGATTAAATCAAAATCTTGCTACTGCATTAGCTCCTGTTACCAAAATGGTTGTTGATCAAAAAGTAAAAGAAAATGCACTACAAAATCAAGCAGAAGCATTGAGGTTAGAAAATGATTTTATTACTGATATGCAATCAGTTACCCAAACTATCAATACTGATCCCAAATATGCAACAAACAAAGAAGCTGCAAATATTTATTTAAAACAAAAATCAGATCAATTTATTAAAAAATATAGATCGTTAGCAACTAATGGAAATGTACAAGATAAGTTTTCTAACTATGCTTTAGCTGAAACACAAAAATCTATCTTTAAAACTGATGGTGTAATATCAAAAAATATTTTAGTAAACTTAAATAATGATTATGGTAAAGCTAAAAAAAATTTACTTTTAACAGCTTATATGGATGGTGGTATTTACAAACAAACTTTAGCCACAGACTTAACAAAATTAACAATAGATACTTATGGTTTACAAGTATCTCCTCCAGAACTTCAAACACTTTTAGATAATATTCCTGTAGAAATTGATTTATTTGATGGACTAGAAGATTTAAGTAATTCTCCTAAAAAAACATTTCAACTTTTAAAAGATAAAAATTATTTACCAAATTTATCAAGAGATCAAAGATTAGATTTAGAAGATAAAGCAAAAACTTATTTAAGACCACAAATAGAAAAAGAATTTAAAAATTATATGACATATATAGAAGATGGAAAAGAACCACCAATATTTGATTTTGATCTTGCAAAAGAAGTAATGACAGAACCTGTATATGAAAACATGATTGTTGCAAAAACTGTTATGGAAGATACTGTTGATGATGTTAAATTTCTTCATACTTTACCAAATCAAGATTTAGATTCTACTGTAACAAGTATGATAGAAAAAGTTTACGAAACATACCCTATTGATATTGCTAAACAAAAAGAAACTTTTTTAGCAGAAGTAATTGAAAATATAAAATCTAATAGAGAAGATGATCCTGTTGGATATATATTTAATATAGATGATGACATTAAAAATATGTCAATAGAAATTGATAATATGACAGCTGAATTTTCAGCACCTAATGTTTATGATACAAGTGCTATGGCACAAGCTAAACTAGAACTTACAGAAACATTAATACAAAAACAAAAAGATTTAAACATAAAAAACATTAAGGTTATGACCAATGATGCAGCTAAAAGTTTTGTTGCCGCTTATACTGAAGCTGGAAACAAAAACGATATACCTACAATGAATGATATGATGCAAACTTTAAATCTTAACTATGGTGATAATGATGGTTTAGCATTAACACAATTATTACAAAATGGTTTAACTTATGGTGCAAAAATTTCTTACATTTTTGGAGATGGAGAACTTGCACAAGAAGGTCTTGCTTTTGATACTCAAGAAGAAAAAGATGCTTCTATAAAATTTTTAAAAGATAATGATGTAAAAATTGCAGACATTCAAATAGAAATAAGAGAACAACTTAAAGATTTTGAATCTATTTTAAGAAGAAATGTACCACTTAATAGTAGTGGCACATTAACAGAAATGGATAATTTAGTAGAGTATTTAAGTTTTGTAGCAGCAAATAGAATGTATGGTAAAGAAATGGATTCAAGTGAAGCAGCAATATCTGCTGCACAAACATTTAATGATAATTTTATTGTAGAAGATACTTATTATCTTCCAAAAAAAATTGATGGAAAAAATATTGGGGATGGACAATTAAATAAAATTGTTGAAACAGTAGATATTTTACAAAAATATTATTTAGATGATTTTGGTGCTGTAGCTTTTAAATCAAATTTTGAAACAGACCCAGTAGAATTATCATCAAAAATGTATTCTCAAATGCTTCTTAATGGTGAATGGAGAAATATGCCAGATGGAGAAAATTTAATATTTGGTATTGTTCTTGATGGTAGTAATGAATTTGCACCCATTATAAATGCTAATGGAGAAAATTTAATTGTAAATGTAAATGATACTTCTGAACTTGTGCCAGGAACAGATATTCCAATAGACTTTACTTTAAACTTTAGTGAGCCAGATCAAACTATTACTACTTCAATAGTTGATGTTTATGAAAAAGCATCTAAACTTGCTAAGAAAAAAGGTATTAGTTATGAAGAAGCTCTTAAAGAAATAAGAAAACCAAAAATTGAAAATATTAAATTTAACGTAGATTAATATGGCACAATTTGGATTTGGATTAAACATAAACGAAACAGCACAGGAAACTGGTTATGATCAATATCAAACAAGTTTGTTTGAATCATTAGGAGCAGTAGCTGCAGACAACTGGAATTTTAATCCAGTAATATCATTATTAACTTTAAAAGATATTCAAACAGCAAAACAAGAATCAAGAATAGCAAACATAGTACCTAGAGATAAAAAATTATTAAATGAAGAATATAAAGATTTAGGATTATATTTTGAACAAGATGAGTATCAATCAGTTGTTGATATTATGGTAGAGAAAAAAAAAAAAGAAAAAGAAAGACAAAGTATTATGATGAGAGGACCAGAAGGTTCTTGGAATCCTTTATCTGGTGGATTTTATGTTGGTGCAGCAAAACTTGCTGTAGGTATCGGTACAAGTTTTCTTGATCCAATAAACATTGGAGCTTCTTTTGTTCCTATTTATGGACAACTTCGTTTTGCTAGGTCTATTGCTAAAGCAAAATCTATGGGTGTAAAAAGTTCAAAAGCATTTAGAAACACAAGATTAAAAAGAGGTGTTGCAGAAGGTGCGGTTGGTGCTACTCTTATAGAGCCACTTGTTTATGGTGTAGCTCAAAGAGTACAAGCAGATTATGATATATATGATAGTTTTTTAAATGTTGCATTTGGAACAGTTATTGGTGGTGGACTTCATGTAGGTGCTGGTAAATTAAGAGATATGAATACTGCTAGAAAATTTAACGCAAGAGTTTTAGCAAATAGAGAAAATTTAAGTAAACCAGAAGGAGGTGATCCAGAGGTAGATTTATATGCAGAATATTATCCTAAAGAAGTAGTAGATAAAATGATGCAACTAGATCAAATGGATGTAGAAACTAGAAATAAATTATTAGCAAAAGGCATAGGAGACATGATGTTAGATGAGCCTTTAAATGTTATGGATATAGCAAATGCCGATCCTACACTTAATGGTACATCAACTAAAAAACTTGATTTACAAATTAATAAAGCAAGAAAAAATCTTGATGATGCTATTAAATTTTCTCAAAGTGAACAATTAACATCACCAGATTTTAAACAAAAAAATGTTGCAGATGCTAGAAAAAAATACAACGATCTATTAGCTGAAAGAAAAAAATTAGAAAAAACTACTAAAACAGAACCTGTAGTTACTGATCCAATAGTTAATCGTACAAAAGCATCTAAACAAATTCAAGTTGAATCTACGAAACAAAATGTTGCTGAATTAAGTTCTTCTCAACAAGATTCTGAACTAGGTCGTGTTGAAGCAAGATTAATTAAATTAAGAACAAAACAAAATGATGCTGGACTTCCTTTAGAATTTACCAATAAAAGCACAAGAAAAAAAGATGAAACACTAAAAGAAGCATCAGAAGAATTAGAAGAAGTTAATGCTAAATCTGATGATTTAGAAAATGGAATAACAGATTATATTAATTGTACCCAAGGAAATTAATGGCTAAAAATAGTTGTGTAACAAGAATAGTAAACTCAATAAATAAATCTTCAATTAAATCAGTTGATAAACAAGAGTTAATTAATAAAATAAAAACTGCTGTAGCTGATTCTAAAAAAACTAATTTAGATAAAGTTGATATAGATAGAATTAGTAAAGATGTTACAGAGCAAATAAAAGCACAAAAAAAAATTAATAAAATTAACGCTGTTAATGATGAAATATTAGTAAGAAAAAAAGTAGAAGAACTTTTAGAAAATTTTAAAGATGATGAACAAGAAGGTTTAATAGCTTTATTGGTTGGATCAAACAGATTAACAACTGGTTCAAGAACATCTGTGGGTGTTGCACAAAATGCTGCACAAGGTCAATTAATAGCTGCGTTTGATGCTGAAGTTACTGCTGCTGGTTTAGATGTTATGTTTGATAAAGCTGATGCAAGACTTCAAGAAGAACTTGCTATAACAATGGAAGAAATATCTTTAGGAAAAGAAACAACAACAAAAAATCCAGATGTAAAAAAGTTAGCTGAAATAATGGAAAAACATTCTGAACTAACTAGAAAAGCATTAAATGAAAGAGGAGCAAATATTGCTAAAATGTGGGGTTACATTGTTAAACAATCTCACGATCAATTTAATGTTAGAGCTGCTGCAAATAGATTAGGTAAAAATTTAGATGAAATAAAAGCTGATCCAAATTTAACAGGTACAGATATAAATTATAATAAAAATTATACAGCTTGGAAAGATTTTATTATGCAATATTTAGATGGAGATAGAACATTTGCTGACACAGATAATATTGATGATTTTTTAATGAACTCATACAATTCTTTGGTTGGAAATAAAATACAAGTAGCAGATGGAGCTAGTGGAGTTTTTGGCAGTAGAAATATTACCAAAGGAATTGCTAATAAAAGAGTATTACATTTTAAATCTGCAAGACATTGGAACGCATATAATGAAAAATTTGGCACAGGATCATTAAAAGAAACCTATTATAGTGGTTTAATGACAGCTGGAAGAAATATAGGTATGCTAGATACACTTGGAACTAAACCAAAAGATAATTTTGAAAAAATTAGAGTTGCAGTTTCAAATAGAATGATTGCACAAAAAAGAAGTGTAGAAAGTTTATCAAGCTATAAACAATTTGAAAAATTTATGAATGTTGTAGATGGAACTGTTTATACTTTTGATGGTGGTAAATTTGGTTTTGCAGTAACAAAATATTCTGCAATAGCAAGAGCAATAGGTAATGTTGCAAAACTAGGAGGTGCAGTTATTTCTGCTGCGGCTGATATAGGTATTTATGCTTCAGAAATGAAATATCAAGGTAGATCATTTTTGGGTGGAATGTTTGAAGCAATGAATTCAATAAGAAGAATTAAAAATACAAAACAAAAAGAAGATATAGTACAAGGATTAGGTTTTATTAAAGATGGTACTATTTATGATATTTCTGGAAGGTTTCAAGTTGGTGATAATCTAAATAAAGGTTGGACACAAATACAAAGAACATTTTTTAAATATAATTTACTTTCTTGGTGGACCAACACTTTAAAAGAAAACTCAATGTTGGGTATGGCTAACTATTATGCTAAACAAAAAAATTTAAGTTTTGATCAATTAAATAAACCATTACAAGATTTTTTTAAATTATATAATATTGATTCTACTAAATGGAATGTAATTAGAAAAACAGCAATGTCAAAAGCAGATGATGGAACAGAATTTATTAACATATCAGAGTTAAGTAATATGTCTGATGCTGATATAAAAAAAATTACAGGCATGGATGATTTAAGTAAATCAGAATTACAAATGGAAAAAGAAAAATTTAAGTATTCAGTATCGGGTATGTTACTAGATAGATCAATTTATGCGGTAATTGAACCAGATGCTAGAACTAAAGGAACTATGACGCAAGGAACTCTTGCTGGAACTGGTATAGGTGAAGCCTTTAGATTTGTAGGTCAATTTAAAGCATTTCCAATAGCTGTTGTAAATAAAGTTTTAGGAAGAGAAATGGCTTTTTTAAGAAAAGGAAAAAATCAAGATATAGGTAGAGGAATAAGAGGAATATCCGCACTTGTTATAACTTCTGGTATGTTTGGTTATATGTCAATGAGTTTAAAAGATTTATTAAAAGGTAAAGAGCCAAGAGATCCTAATAATTTTAAAACTATAATGGGTGCATTTTTGCAAGGAGGTGGACTTGGTATATATGGAGATGTATTATTTAAAGAACAAAGAGATGCTGGAGCAGTTTTAGCTGGACTTGTAGGACCTGCTCCTATAACAGCTATTGATCTTGGTTTGGCTTTTAAATATGCTTTAGGTTTAGAAGGTGGTAAAGCAGGAAAAGCTGCATATAGAGCTGTAAGTTCTAATATACCTTTTTTAAATTTATTTTATGTAAAAACAGTTTTCGACTATATGATAGGTTTTCAGTTAATGGAAACAATGAATCCTGGTGTATTAAAAAGGGTAGAAAAAAGAATGAAAAAGGATTATAACCAAGAATATTTATTTACAAAACCCTCAACAAAGTTTAAAGGTTTTTAAGTTATGACAGTATCTTCAACTACAGTAAAAAATTCCTACTCTGGTAATGGGAGTACAACCCAATTTGCATATGGGTATAAAATATTTGCAGACTCAGACTTAATCGTAATTATTAGA